GCTATTTAGCGGCGTAGGTATGATTGACATTGCTGCCAGCTGGGCGGGAATAGAAACAGTGGCTTTTTGTGACATCGAGGAATACCCGCAAAAAATATTGCGAAGGAGGTTTCCAAATGTGCCGATTTACAGCGATATCAGAGAACTCACGGCAGAAAAACTTAAAGGCGATGGAATACCCAAGATTGATATTATCAGCGGAGGATTTCCGTGCCAAGATGTTAGCACAGCAGGTAAAAGAACTGGTTTCGTTGATAGTGAAGGGAACGTTACCCGCTCCGGTCTTTGGGGAGAGTATTCCCGGCTTATTTGCGAGCTTAAGCCAAGATGGATCGTGGCAGAAAACGTGCGCGGGTTACTCTCAATCTCTGCTGCCGGGATTCGGGGGGAGGATTCGGAACTGTACTCCGAGACTTGGCCGAAATGGGGTATCGTGTTGGATGGTCATGCTATGGAGCTGCCGATGTTGGAGCGCCGCATGAACGAGAGCGAGTGTTTATTGTGGCATACTTCGGACTGTAGCGATCGACGCAGTCCTAAAAGCAAACAGCAAGGAGTAAATAATCAGGTAAAGGCATATTGGCGAACCCCGCAGTCGCATAATGGTGCACAAGGGCCTAAATCTAAGATGTTTTATGAAAAGTGTTTAAAAACTGGTCAGTCAGCAATAACACTCGTAGACCAAGTGAAAAACTGGCCAACACCTGCCGCTAGAGATAGTAAAGGAAGTAATTCTGCAAAACATTTATCAACGGGACATCATATAAATCAGTTGGCAAACAAGGTGAAACTGAATAAAACAGAAGGACAATTAAATGCCGATTGGGTTGAGCTACTAATGGGACTACCAATAGGCTGGACTGACATAGATGTTGCAAATGAGGATATTGAAAGCTGGACCGGCTGGCCTGCTGCAATAAATGTAGAACAATACGCATATGAACCGCCAAGAGTGATAGTTGGTCAGAAAAACAGGGCGAAACGACTAAAGGCGTTAGGTAATGGTTGTGTGCCGCAGCAGGTATATCTTGTGTTCGCGGCAATTGTGGAGGTAGAAAATGAAGCGTGAAGCAGTATACACATTATTATTTATCTTTGCTGCAGGTTTCCTATGGCAGCTCGGTTGTGCTTTAGCTGAGGTTTTTGTAGAGTGGCAGATCTGGCGATAAGTTAAAACGGCCGCGCATACTAACTATATACAAGCATAAAGGGAAGTATACCCCTGCGGAGGTGATTAGCCCGTAGGGGGCGGCCTTTTAAATATAAGGAGTTGGAAATAGTGAAACCAATAAATATAAAAATTATGATGGCGTTAATCGAAAAAGAACCAGGCGATCAGTATGTACCAGTATTGAAACCAGTACTTATGCAGATACTGACGGAACTTAGACATCTGCGCTGGAAGAATAGCCAGATTAGTGCTAAGGCTGCTCGGTATCGGAGAGAAAAGGAAGAACTTGAAGATGCTTTGGCGATGTACCAATGACGACGTGGAATGAACTGCCGGCACACCTTGTAAGTAAAATACGTTCTGACAGCGTAACGGCGCCGGCGAATTTACCCGGGGCTGTACCTGTGCTGAAATATGGCAATGCAATAACTGAGGTTGACGGGATTCGCTTTGATAGTAGGAAAGAAGCAAAATACTATGAGGACCTACTTTGGCAGCAACGTACTGGTGCAGTAAAAAGCATTGAATTACAGCCTGAATTTGTTTTACAGCCTGCTTATGAGGTTGCAGGTAAAAAGATAAGGCCTATTATTTACAAGGCAGATTTCAAGGTAACAGAAGCTGACGGGCATATATATTACGTTGATACGAAAGGGATGCGGACACAGGTGTATATGATCAAAAAGAAGATGCTGCTATATAAGTACCCTGATATTGATTTTAGAGAAGTTTAAGGAAGTGGAGCAGATGAAAAAACCTGAAATCAAGTACGTAGGCTGGTGCCATGAGTGCAAATGCCTAGGAAGTTTTATTTGTGGTAACTGTAAGCCTAATGAGAAATACAGTTTTGCTAGACCTTCTGAATTTATGCCTAAGAACAAAAAACGTTGGGTAAGAATGTAGGAGTAAAAAATGAAATACTTAGACTATTGTTATTTATGCATTAATAATAGAAAGGCCAGTGAGTTGAGCGAAAACCCAGAATGTAGTAACTGTATTCAGCTTACTGTTATATCTATGCCAACTAAGTTTAAATCGCGTAGGATTACTTGGGCTGACAGAACGGAGATAAAAATATGATAGCAATTAAAGAAATGGATATGCCTGCAAACTGCGCTGAATGCCCGTTGACATATCCAGTTGGCTTTTATAGGAATCAACCATTTTTTGTTGATAAGAGTAAAGGTTGCTGTATTCTTGCCTGTGAAATTGAAAATCCAAACATTAGGCTGATAGATTGTCCATTAATTGAGATAAAGGAGTGTAAAGAACAATGAATAGCATGGATGTTATTTATTTACTAATGAATTGTGTTGTTACAGCATCTATTATTGTGGCTATAGCGTCAGCTTTTTGGTTTATATTGGTACTTCTGACTGACAGCAGTGACAGACATAGCCGCTTATATGTCATTACTCACACTATAGGGGTTATAACACTTGTATTATTTGGAATAGCATTGCTCACAGGAGGGTTGAAATGACTAACTACGAAAGAATTAAAGCTATGAGCCTTGAAGAAATGGCAGCATTTGTTGAGGCAGCAGGCAGAAATACGTGTCATAAAATATGTGTTTACAGACAAGGCGGCGAAAACTGTAAAAAAATGCCATGTGAAACTGGTATAAAACATTGGCTTGAAAGTGAGAGTGAATAGACTATGAGATTAATAGACGCAGATGCGGCAAAAGCGGAGCTATTAAGAATGGTTGGAGATATACACGGTTGGGGTGAGTTTTTCGACGGCATTAGAAGCGGTTATCAAAGTGCTGCTGATAGGCTTGATACAATGCCTACAGTAGAAGAACGTAAACAAGGACATTGGATAGACATTACTTTTGACGCGAGTATGTGCAGCGTTTGCCAAAATACACAAGAATACGAAACAAAATACTGCCCGGAGTGCGGGGCTAAAATGGACGGTGAACCCGAATGAACATACTAAAGTTAGAAAGATCAATAGCTTTATTAAAACCAATCATCTGGAAAATGCCTATGAATGAGAAAAGGGATGCTTATATAACTTTATTGACGGCTGCTCAAAAGCAGATACCGCAAGAAGTAAATTTGGTAGTCGAAGAGCATTTTATACCAAACTGTCCTTTTCCACAACAAATACCTAAAGGCTGGGCATGTCCTGTATGTGGACGTGAGGTAGATGATGATGCTCACTACTGTAAATACTGCGGCCAAGCTATATGTGATGATTAAGGAGTGAAGACATGAATTATCCTGATCTAATAAAATGGATATTTGAATTTGTATATGAACATTGGATATTAACTAACGTTTTTGTTTATATTAGCTTTAAGAAGGTTTAGTATTTTTACAATAAATCTATCAGATAAGAAGGGCGATACAAATGTTATTAACAATAGAGAGCAAGTTTAATATAGGGGATAATGTGCATGTGCCTAAGGGAGAATGTAAAGTACTTGGTGTCAAACTAGATTCTAAAGGTATCTTATATTTGATTGAAAGTGCAGACGGTACGAGAGAATGGGTGCAAGAATATTGGATTGTTGCGGGTGAACGAGAATATGAACGCGAAGAGTTTGAGAAGGCTATTTTGAACCAACTCGCAGAAGACAGAATAAATCCTTGGAAGAATTATTTTAGGCGATTTAGAAAGCAAAGCTAGAAGGAGACTGATATGCTAATAGAACTGTTACGAAAGCATACAGAGTGGTATTTTTTGAATAGGAAATATATTCAGAAAGCTGTTGATGATGAAAGAGAGCAGCGTACTGCAAAGAAAGGGCATACTGGGGGTGGAGGTCATGCTTTTATCAGTAATCCAACAGAAACATCTGCACTAAAGAATATTGAACCGATCAAGATGATTTCGTGGGGACAAGGCCCTTATCAAACTATAGTAATAAATCCTGAAGCATGGCTTGAAGTAATAGCTGAGACATATAAGGTTCATGAGAAACAAGCAGCAGGAGATGCTATGTTCCAGCGTTATGAATATAATAAGTCGCCAGGAGTAATTGCTGGACTAAAAGGTATGAATAGAGATACTTACTACGAGCTTCGCGAAGAGTTTTTAAACGATGCTGTCGTTTTAGCACTCGAAAAAAATTTATTGAGAATTAAAAATGTATCCGACAAATTACCTGTTCTGATGAGTTAAAATAGTATTATAAGTAAGTAGGCTTACAACAAGCTTGGTGAAACGTTCAAGCTTAGCGCTTGGACATTACCCGTGTAGCTCAGATGGCAAGAGCGATTGACTTTTAATCATTTGTCGCAGGTTCGAGTCCTGCCACGGGTAGTTTGGCATAGATGGGGAACACCTATCCACGCTTAAAGGCGCGTGTGCTGGACAGGTAATCTTCCAGCTGCCGCCCTGCCGTTGGGGTAATACAGCGGCAATAATGGAGCAGTACTCAAACGGCTAAGAGAGCAGTCTTGAAAACTGATAGGGCGTAGGGATACGCTGTGTGGGTTCGAATCCTACCTGCTCCGCCATACGGAAGGTTGGCGTAATCGGTAACGCAGCGCCCTGCTAAGGCGTCAGTCGAGCAATCGGCTTACAAGTTCAAGTCTTGTACCTTCCGCCAATTTAATCTACATAAATAATTCGGCATTAAAAAACCGATAAAACACGGTGATATATATCAAAATTTAGTATATAGAATAAGAGGTGCGATGATGAACGATATTTGTATGGAAACTCCGAATTGTGATTGGGATGTAAAATGTGATGTAAAAAAGGGTTCGCTGGAAAAACAAATAGAAAATATTGAACGTCTTACTAGGATATTAAATTCAAGTGTTGAGAATACACAGTTGTTCATATTGGGCGATCTTAATAGTGGTGGTACTGTCTGTAAAGAAGCAGGTCTCGCTCCAAACGGACTAGAGAGAAGATTAAAGGATATTACTTTTAAATTAGACGAAATCGTATCAAAGAGCGATATAGTTAATAACACTTTAAGAGAAAAGTTAGGAACAATGACTATCGAATAACTTAATACTAAGGCACTTAACTTCGGTTAGGTGCTTTTGTATTTGCAAAGGTGGTGAGGAGATATGAGGATAAATCTGACCGGCAAGATAAAGAAGATAGCAAAGGCATTAGAGCTAAAAGGAATGATTTATCTATATTCAAGAGAACAGGTATACAGCGAGAAACTTTCTAAAGTCTGTACTATGTATAAACTAGATCATCTAATGCCCTGGGATGAATATAAAGAGAAATATCCTGATAAAGCTGAACGAAAGAGAAATAAAGGTGCCAATGTTAGAGTAGAAGTAGCAAGGTCGTTTAGAGAAATAGATATCCTGTATTATTTGGTGAATGTGTTAAAGGCAGGTGATAACAGTGGATGAAATTAGTCAAGCACAGAAGAATTTTGTTGATTACTTTATAGAAACCGGCAATCAAACTGAAGCATACAAAAAAGCTTATCCAACGTGTAAGACTGATAATTCAGCGGCGGCCAGTGCTAGTAAACTGCTAAGGAATAACAAGGTGAAGCAATATTTAGATGCACGAATGGCAGCAGTTGATAGTGATAAGATTGCTACAGCTGAGGATGTTCTTGAATATTTAACAAGAGTAATGCGTGGAGAAGAAAAGGACCAGTTTGGATTAGATGCTGGACTAAGTGATAGGACTAAGGCAGCAGAACTATTGGGTAAGCGCTATATGCTGTTTAAAGAACAACTAGATGTAAATCTTGAAGGCGATATTGCTGGTTTAATTGCTAGCCGTCGTAAGAAGGGTGATAGCGATGCCTAGAGTTGCTTTATCAGAAAAGGATATAAAGGCATTAACAGACTTTCTTGGAAGTGTCAGTAAAGATCCTTTGGAGTTCGTACGGCTTGCATTCCCGTGGGGAGAACCGAATACTCAACTTGAAGACAAAGCAGGACCTGATGAATGGCAGATAGAACTGCTGAACGATATCAAAGAAGGATTAAAAACGCCAGATCAGGTTATCCGTGAAGCCGTTGCATCCGGACATGGCATTGGTAAGTCTGCTATGGTGGCATGGATTATTCTGTGGGCTATATCGACACATGAAGATACAAAGGGCGTTGTTACGGCGAATACAGATACACAACTCAAAACAAAAACCTGGGCAGAGTTAGCTAAATGGTATTACTTGTTTGTAGCAAGAGATTTATTCACTTATTCAGCAACAAGCATTTATTCTAACCAAGAAGGTCATGAAAAGACATGGCGTATAGATGCAATACCATGGAATGATAGTAATCCTGCAGCGTTTGCGGGTTTACATAACCAAGGCAAGCGAACTCTGGTTATATTCGATGAAGCTTCTGAGATATCGGATATCATTTGGGAAGTAGCTGAAGGTGCAATGACAGATGCTGATACGGAAATCATTTGGTGTGTGTTTGGAAATCCTACTCAGAGTAGTGGCCGTTTTCATGCTTGCTTTCATAAAAACAGAAGTTTATGGAACCGTAAACAAATTGATAGCCGAACTGTTAAGATAAGTAACAAGGCCGAACTTGAGGGTTGGCGGGTGCAATACGGCGAGGATAGTGACTTCTTTAAAATTCGCGTGAAGGGCGAATTCCCTTCGGCTAGTGAGAAACAATTTATTAGTACCGCCTTAGTTGATGAAGCAAGACGTAGGACGTTACAAGAAAAGCAATTTAGATTTGCTCCTGTGATTATAGCCTGTGATCCTGCATGGACAGGAGGAGACGAAACAGTTATTTATCTTAGGCAAGGGCTATTCACGAAAAAGCTGTTTGCGACTACTAAGAACGATAACGACATTGAAATAGCAGGCATATTAGCCAGATTCGAGGACGAATACAAGGCTGATGCGGTGTTTATTGATCTAGGCTATGGTACAGGAATCAAGAGTGCTGGTGACGCATGGGGCAGATCGTGGACACTGATTGCTTTTGGCGGGAAGTCAAACAGGCAAGACTGCAAAAATAAACGTGCTGAGATGTGGGCTAATATGAAAGATTGGTTGAAAGAAGGCGGGGTTATACCAGAAGATGACCAGACTTTAGCGGATGATTTAATGGGTCCTGAAACAGTACCTAATACTAGCGGGTTAATACAACTTGAAAGTAAAGAAGCTATGAAAAAGCGAGGTGTTCCCTCTCCTAATAGAGCAGACGCACTAGCTTTAACTTTTGCTCAATCTGTTGTAAGCAGAGAACAGGCGATAACAGAAGCACAATTTGACAATAGACAAAGGGTTTATGATCCGTTTGCCGGTATGTGAAGGGAGGTGAGACTATGCATAAGATTATGATGCAGTTACACGGTGGTGGCGGTGGAGGTGGCAGTGTTGAGCCTATAAAACAAAGCGCACCTGGCAGTACAGCAGCGGCCACTATTGATAGTGCGACAGAGGGAGAGAGACAAAGCCTGCTTCAAAAACTCTCTAAAGCTCGTGGCAGAAGCTATACCAATAAGACTGGTGGGCAGCTTACCTCTGATAGTGTCAAGAAAATGTTGTTGGGAGAATGATTATGGATATCAAAGATATGCTGCGTGACAGCGATAAATTAAGACGAAAACAACATACTATCTCCCAGCTTTATACATTGCGCAGCCAATATGAGCCAACGTGGAGGATGCTTAGCCGGTATATAAATCCGACAAGGGGCAGGTTTGAGGAAGATATCCAAAGCACAGAAGGGCATAGACGTGACGAATACCTTATAGACCCACATCCCCAAAAAGCAGTTGGTAAATGTGCAGCTGGTATCCACAGTGGGTTGACATCACCGTCAAGGCCTTGGTTTGAGCTTGGTCTGCAAGATGAAGAAAAAGCTAATTACCACGCTGTAAGGATGTGGTTAGATGATTGCCAGGAGATTATGAGCAGCATTTATTCTAAGAGCAATGCTTATAATATGCTGCAGCAGATTGAGGCTGAAATGGCTCAATTTGGTACAGGGGCTTCTCTGATGCTGGAAGACTACAATTATGGCATATGGATGAGGCCGTACACCTGCGGTGAATATGCTGGTGGTGTAGATGCAAGGGGAAGAGTTTATACGTTCGCTAGACGCTTCAGGTTAAACGCAGACCAAATCGTTAAAGAATATGGTATTGATAACGTATCGGAAAGCGTGAAATCTGCTTATAATAACGGAAATATCACAACATACTTTGATATTGAAATGCTTATAGAGCGTAATGATGATTATGATCCTAACAAATTGGCTTTAGGCAATTTCCCCTGGCGCTCATATCACTATGAAAAAGGTGCTAATGACAAATTCCTGAAGATATCAGGGTTTAGGGAATGTCCATTCCTCATGCCACGCTGGACCTTGATTGCAAATGGTGTATATGGCTCTGGACCTGGTCATAATGCTTTGGGCGATTGTATGCAGTTGCAGAAGATTGAGAAGAATAAACTTAGGGCTATTGATAATGCTGCAGATCCGGCGATGGCATTTCCTGCTTCAATGAAGAAGCTTGACAGAATGCCAGGAGGACTAAATTTTTATCCTGATGGAACTGTACAGCAGGCTTATCCACTTGTAGACCCAAGAGCAAAGGCTTATGAAGGCATAGGAGCATTGTCACTGGAGAAACGGCAGTCGATATCTGAAACGTTCTATAATGATTTGTTTATGATGATTACATCTCAGGATGGACCTCAAATGACTGCGCGTGAGATTGCAGAGCGTCATGAAGAAAAGCTCCTGATGTTGTCACCAGTACTTGAGCAAATGCACAATGAGGTTTTAGAACCTATGACGCTCCGCACTTTTGATATTTGTTTGAGACATGGGTTGTTTCCGCCTATGCCGGAGGAGATTGACAAAAGCGAATTAAAAGTATCCTTCATTTCTATCTTGGCTCAAGCCCAGAAAATGGTTGAAATACCTGCTATTGAGCGTACAGTTGGATTTGTTGGTAATCTTGCTGCTGCTCAGCCTGAAGTGCTTGATATCATCAATCTTGATGAAGCTGTACGAGGTTTCGCAGAATCTACTGGCGTCAAAGAAAAGATAGTGCGTGATGAAAACGAAGTAGCTGAACTTCGCAAACAGCGTGCTCAGGCACAGCAGGAACAAATGCAAGCTGAACAGATGGCTGCTGCTGCGCCTGCTGTTAGGGATTATGCTGATGCGGCCAGGTTGATGAGTGAAACACCTGCTAATGGTGGCAATGCATTAGATCAATTGCTGGGAGGCGGGATTTAATGAAAAACAAAAAAATGAATATGCTTGCACAACAAGCGCTGGACGACTTGGACGTTATTATGCGGACCGAGAACGGACGGCGTTTTATTTATTCCATTTTGGAAAGCACAGAGGTCGAAACAGCGGTTTTTTCAGCTGAGCCATACTTCAATGCTTTCTTATCAGGTAAACGTGCTGTAGGCGTTGATTTGTTAAAGAATATCCGGATGCTGAACGATGGACATTCTTTAGAAATGCTGATGCGTAATGAAGCAGAGAGCGCTAGACACCCTCCTGATTTAGAAGATGATGACCTTTTTAAAGTAGATAACGACATAGCGGAGGTAAGACATGAATAAGTTTACACAAATGTTTTTTGAAGCAGATGGTGCTGGTGGAGGCGGTGAACCTGCTCCTTCCGGTGACCCGTTTGTAACAGAACCTGCTCCGGAAGTTGAACCGAGTGGAGAGCCAATGCCTGCAGGTGACGGTGATCCTGTAACTACACCTAAAAATGTATTTGATGATCCTGTGCAAGAGCCTGTTGTTCCTGACAAATATGAGTTCAACCTACAGGAAGGGCTGGAACTTTCGCCTGAACTGGAAGCTGATTTTACAGCGATTGCTAAAGACGCAAAGCTTACTCAGGAGCAGGCTACTAAGCTGATTGATTTGCATAGCAAAGTAGTTTTAGACGTTATGCATAAGCAGGAGGAAATTGTAGACGGTTGGACTGCTGAATGCCAAAAGCAGGGGCTTATTTCTCGTGAGAACATTGCTGCTGCTAAATTAGCTGTTAATACTTTTGGCGGTGGTGAGGCTATGCAGGTACTTGTAAATACAGGTGTGGCCAATCATCCGGCAATACAAAAAATGTTGCAAAATATTGGAGGCTTGCTTATGGAAGACCAACCGCCTGATGGGCAAGCACCTAAATCTAAGGAACTGGACGACGCCGAGTTGTTTTTCCCCGGCGGCGGGTTCAAATAAAAATATTAAGGAGTGGTAAATAATGCCAGATTTGACAGGTTTCGCAACCCTTCAAGACTTTGCGTCTCGTCAAGGGTTCGACAAAAAGTATCAAAGAATTATTGAACTGCAAACCAAAACAAATAAGATTTTAAAAATTATGCCGTTCAAAATGTGTAACTCTAAGGACTATGAGGAAGCTACATTGCGTTATTCTCTGCCGGAAGTAGCGTGGAGAATGATTAACCGCGGGACTAAGCCGAGCAAGTCTAAAACTAAGCAAGTATCTTTTACTTGCGGTGAGATGGAAGCGCTGGCTGAAATCGACGAAAAGCTTGCACGAAAGAATAATATGCAGGCTTCTTGGATGATGAGTGAGAATGCTGCTTTTCTTGAAGCAATGAACCAAGAAATGGCGACTACGCTTTTCTATGGCGATGAGAAGATCAACCCTGCAGGATTCACTGGTTTAGGCGCTTATTTTTACAGTAAGACCAATCAGGAAGATATTTGGGCAGACCAAATCATTGATTGCGGCGGCACAGGTGATAATCTGACTTCTGTATGGTTTGTAGGCTTTGGAGAGCAGCAGGTATACGGCTTGTTTCCAGAAGGCGATACAGCAGGTTTTACGCATGAATATTTGGGTAAACAAAAAGTAACAAATGATAAAGGCGAGGTATTCTTTGCTCATACCAATAAATATAATTGGTCCATGGGCCTTGCGGTTAAAGATCCTCGTTATGTTGTGCGTTTGGCCAATGTTGATTTAAAAGATCCTGCTACTACTACAATCTTCGACAAATTGATCGAGGGTTATTATCAGATTGAAAATCCTGATAATGTCAATTTGCAGATCTTCTGCAATAAGCAGTTTGAGGCTTTTATGGCTAAGGCTGCACGTAATGACAAAAATACTATGCTGTCTATTGATACAGTTGAAGGAAAACCTGTTGTTAATTTCTGGGGCGTTCCGTTCCAGCGTTGCGCAGCTATTCTGAATACTGAATCTCAGCTTGTTTAAAAAGGAGGAATATAAAATGGCACGTATTGATGCTCAATTATTGCTGTCTGAGAATCAGGCCGTTACCGGCGCAAGCGCAAACAGCAATGTTATTGATTTAGGAAGTACAGGCGGGTTTATGCATCCGCTGTACTTTGACGTAAAACTGACCACACCAATGACTTCCGGCAAGATTACTAAGGTTAAAGTACAATCTTCTGCAACTGAGGGATTTGATAGTCCTGCTGATGAGGTTGAGGTAAGTGTACCTGATTCTTTGATTCAAACAAGGGCTTGTACTGTGGCACAATTCTTTTCTCCAATCAAATACGGTAATCGTTATATTAGATTGGTTTATACAGCTAGTGAGGCTGTGGGCGGCAAGGTCTTTGCTTATATGACTGACGGCATTCAGGTAACTTTATAATGGCTACTTACAAAGTAAAGCGTAATTGTTTTACTTTGGGTCGTATGTATAGGCGTGATGATATTGTAATGCTTGCAGATAATATTAAGGTTCCTGAACATTTTGTGAAACTTAATAGACCAGCAGCAGTATCTTCCGGTAATGACGATCCGCGTTATCTCCAATATGAAGCAATGAACTTTAATGATTTAAAAGAATTGGCCAAAGAACAGGGAATAAAAACAAGTCAGAAATCCAGGGAAGCTATTATTAATGAATTAGTGGCACTGGCGCAAGATTAAATCAGCCGGGGGCATATGTCCCCGGCTTTCTTTATAACAGAGGTGAAATTATGGATAAGGTTGAGATTTGTAATATTGCACTTAATCATATAGGCGTAGCTACAATAGAACGGCTTGACGAAGCCAGCGAACCGGCACGAGTATGCCGTCGCTGCTATGACTATGTTAGACAGGCCGTGTTAAGGAAATTCCCCTGGACATTTGCTACAAGAAGTGTACAGCTAGCTGCTCTTCAAGATGTGCCTCCTAACTGGAAGTATGCATATCGTTACCCTGCTGATGCAGTATGCCTGAGAATGATGTATAACGAGCATTTTTGTGGTCTGCCGAGGGATAACCAATATAAAATCGTTTCGGATAAACAGGGAAAAGCTATTTATACTAATATCGGCAATGCCTGGATTGAATATACTGTAGATGTTACTGACGCAGATTTATATGATGCTCAATTTGTAGAGGCATTTGGATGGAAGCTCGCTGCAGAAATTGCTTATGCGTTGACTGGAAAATTGGATTTAACGCAGATGTGTATCCAGGCTTATAACGCTTATTTTGCAGAAGCCAGTTCTACTGACGCTGATGAAGAACATTTGCTGGATCCGCACATTGACAGATTAGCGGCAGCAAGATTTACGGGGGCATAATTATGGCACTCTATCAATTAAAATCAAGTTTTGCCGGCGGTGAATTGTCACCGTCTATGTATGGACGTACTGATATTGCTAAATATGACAGCGGGGCTGCTGTTTTAAGAAATTTTTTCGTTCTGCGTTATGGTGGCGCCGCTAATAGACCAGGCTTTAAGTTCATAGCGCAGACTTATAATAATAAAAAGGCTGTGCTAATACCATTTATGTACAGCACAGATCAAAATTATATTGTTGAAATTACTGCTGGCAGATGCCAGTTTTATACAGATGGTGGTATTGTTGTTAAAGAAGATGGCATACCATATAGCATAGAAAACTTTTTTGCTGATAAAGATTTAGAAGATGCTGCAAAAATAAAATATACACAGAGTGCTGACGTGCTTTTCATTGTTCATCCGGCACATGCGCCGATGACACTTACAAGATATGGCAATTTAGATTGGCGCTTTGAGGCAATGGATATTACAGGCGGACCGTTTGATGAAACTAGGTATAATAATAATAGCATCATTACTAAAGTATTAGAATGGAGAAAACCAGGTGCATATAATATAACAATACCGTCTTCGGCGTTGTCAATAAATATTGAAATGGCTGGAGGCGGTGGCGGCGGTGGCGGTGGCATAGAAAGAAAAACTGAACATCTTTCAACCAAATTTAGTGGTGGAACAGGTGGAAGAGGTGCTTTTATAACAAAAGAAATATTAGAAATACCTTCTGAACCAATTTCTTTAATAGTTGGTGCAGGAGGTACAGGTGGACAAGGAAAACAAACTGGAATTGCTGGTAGTGCTGATAATGGTAATAGTGGTGGGACTTCCAGTGCTTTAGGAATCAATGCATTGGGTGGCGGTGGCGGAAAAGGTGCAACTGCTGCTGATGATGGTGGTAATGGCACAAGTTATGGATCCGGTGCTCTTGGTGGCAATGGTGGCTATGGTAATGTTAGTGGTATGAGTGGTAATGATGGTTGGATTAGGCTTTCATACACTTTATCTATTGGCAATAATGCAACAGTAAAAGCTTCGGAGGTGTATGGTGACATAACCCTGACTGCTTCTTCGGCTATTTTTTCCAAGGGTGATGAAGGGAGTCTTTTTTCTCTAACTCACTTTTTAGAAACAGATTACAAAAAAGGGACACCAATTAGTACAGGTGGAGATCTGCAGGTTAGCGTATTGCCGAAATCCAATGTCTATGTAGAAAGTTTTGGTTTTTGGGATGGTAATTTTAGTTTGGAAAAATATGATCCTGTTTCTTTGCAATGGGTAAATGTAAGAACACAGAGTGGGAACAGAAGCCAGAATTATAGCTTGACTGAGGAGAACACGTCTGAAAGTATTGCTAGTTACAGAGTTACTTCTACTGAATTTAATACAGGCGTTTGGAGCGGTGAAAATGAGAAGCAGAGAGGCTATATAACCATTCAAAGCATCGGGGGAGATTATACGGGCCATGTATTGATCACCGAATATGTTAGTCCTACAGTAGTGAAAGGGACTGTAAAAAAACAGTTGGCTTCTACAGATGAAACCCGTGATTTTGCTTTTGCTGCTTGGAATGGTGAAAAAGGGTATCCTTCTGCAACAGGCTTTTATGAAGACAGGTTAGTCTTTGCGGGAAGCAAAGGATTTCCGCAGACATTCTGGACAAGCAAAACAGGAGACTATTATAACTTTGGAACAAGCATACCGTCTGCCGATGATGATGGAATTACGGCCACTTTAAACGGTGGACAAATGAATGGCATTAAGGCAATTATAGCTTTTGGTGAAATGCTGCTGTTAACAGCCGGCGGAGAATTTAAAGTAAGTGGCGGCGGCAAAGCTATTACAGGAAGCAATGTTTTAAGTCAACCGCAGGAATATAGGGGTGTGTCAGATGTTAATCCTGTCACTATCGGTAGCAGGATTATTTATGTGCAGCACCAGGGCAATATCATACGTGACCTTGCTTACAGCTATGATGTTGATAAATATACCGGTGATGATTTAAATTTATTGGCTTCGCATTTGTTTGAAGGGCATAAAATAATATCTATGACCTATCAGCAGATACCTAACAGTATTGTTTGGTGTGTGCGTGATGATGGTTTGCTGTTAGGGCTTACCTACATAAAGGAACAGGATATTTACGCATGGCACCAGCATACCACGGCAGGCGGGAAGTTTGTTAGTGTATGTAATATCGGAGGGTCAACAGAAGATAAGTTATATGCAGTAATTGAGCGTGGCGGGCAGTATTATGTGGAAATAATGGAAAGCCGTGATAAAAGTACTAATGTAGAGGATCAGTTTTTCGTCGATAGTGGGATAACCTATGAAGGAGAGCCGACCGATGAAATATCAGGTCTTGAGCATTTAGAAGGTTATACTGTGGCTATATTGGCAGATGGAAATGTACTTCCTCAGCAAACTGTAGAAAACGGCAAGGTTCTTCTTGGAAATAAATATAAGAAGGTCCATGTAGGGCTGCCTATAGATGCGGAAATAAAAACACTGCCTATAGATTTTACAGCTCAAGATGGCACATATTTAAGTCGGAAGAAACGAATTGCTGCAGTTACATTATTACTTAAAGATAGCCGTGGTGGATTATTTGGAATGAAGGAGAATGAATTAGATGAATTTAAATGGCGCAGTAATGAAGCCTATGGGGAACCGATTGGTTTACAAACAGGTAAATTTAAAGTAACGATCAAGTCTGCTACTTATGATGAAACTCAGCAGATAATAATTAAACAGCCTGATCCGCTGCCGATGACTGTATTATCTTTGATTCCGGAAATAGAAGGGTAAGGTGTATTATGGCAAAGTATGAATTTGTAAAGCCCACAAGGGCAGATGCTGAGTATATAGCGACTAATCTTAAACCAGATAATTACAGTGAACTATTTTGTGCTATTGGCCCTAACGCTCTTGATGATATTTTAGATGGATTGAAGCACAGTGATGAAATCGGCTGCCTGCATATCAACGGCGTACCTGCTGCTGTATATGGAGTGAGAAAAGCTTCGATAATGAGCGACGAGGGGCGCGTATGGCTGCTTATGACGAAGGAAACGGAGAACCATAAGGTATTTGTCGGAAGGCAGACTAAAAAGGCTGTAAGAGGGCTTTTAAAGAGATACGACAGGTTATATAACTGGGTCAATGTTGGAAATGATAATATAATGCGTTGGCTTAAATGGCTTGGCGCAGAAATACATAAACCAGCGCCACATGGAGTTTATAATCTGCCGCATCACTTTTTTGAGTTTAGAAAGGATGATGAATAATGGGCGTAGCGGCAACAATAGGCGCCACTCTTTTGGGTGGCTTTATTTCAGGCAGAGCGCAACAGCAGCAATATAACGCTGCCGCTCAACAGGCAGAGGTAAATGCTCAGATAGCGAATCAGAACGCAGATAAACTGCAGGCACAGGCTGAAGAACAGTCTAAGTCAAATACTATCAACGAAGAAAATAAACGCCGGCGTATGAACGCTATGTTAAGCCAGCAGAGGGCTAACATAGGCGCTTCCGGTATAACAGCTTCAGGCAGTGCGGCAAACGCTTTAGCTGACAGTGCGTATAATATGGAAACAGAGCTTGCTATCGAACGCTATAATTCAAGGCAAGGCGTTGAGAATATTTTTCAGCAGTCTACTGACCTTGTTAATCAACGTGATATCTATAATCAAAATGCACGCAATTACCGTAAAGCCGGTAAGCGTGCACTTATGAATAATATGCTTATGAGTGGGTTATCCCTTGCAGGTAGTTTATACAGTCCTAAGAGCGCAGGAAAGCAAGGTGCTTCCTCCGGTTCTTCAACTCCTAGTGTAACAACAGGTGCTACATATCAATTCAACAGTAGTGGAACTGGCTATAGACAAGGCAATTACAGTTATTTCCCGATGAAGCCGAAAACTTACTTCTAAAGTGAGTTGATGAAGAGAGCATAGTTAAGTAATACGGACTGTACTTGCATTAGTACGAAATGTATTATATAATAAACGAAAAGAGATAGTCAGTGGTCGCACGCTGGCTCTCCCTCATAATCGTAAAACGTGAAAGGAAGTCGCGCGCCACTGGTGTTAGCGGCTTATTTCATGGCTATTTACAGCCTAAAATGACAATAGCTATTAATGTACTAAAAGCAATCATCAAAGACAATGCTTCATAAGTTGACAATAGCTATCACCCCCCGTAAGGGAAGCCAACACACTGACTATCTCGGACAACATTATAACACACCTTTAAGCGCTTAACAATTTGTTAAAGCGCTTTTTCTATACCCAAAAGGAGGCTAGAATATGGCAATCGACATTTTTCAAGTAGGTGCGCAGTTAGGAGCGCCGGCAAGTAAAGTATCTAATGTCCGCTATGATAACAGCGGTCAGCAGGCTGTTGCAAGAGAATCATCCCAGACCGGTAGAATTATTCAGGCCGGTGTTGAGCATGTAAGAGAGCAGATCATAAGAACCGACGTTCTGCAGGCTAATAATGAGTATGTAAAACGTACTAACGATCTAAGAATGCAGTTGATGCAGAAAAAAGAAAAAGGCGCTCTTGACATTGTCGGTGAGTATGAAGCTGGCGAAAGAAAGATACGCAGCGAGCTTATGGCTCAAAGTCCTCAAAGCGTAAAGTACGGCAAAGGTGCTATGTTATTTGATTACAGCACCCAGCAAACTGATAATGCTAATCGCAGAGTTTTGAGGCAATACAGAGCGCAGCAGTTTGAAGTCTGGCAGAATACTACTTTTGCTAATTCTATAAATAGTTCTGTTCAAAAGGCTGTTTTATCTCCTAATGACCCTGCAGTTATAGCCGATGTACAAAAAGAAATTGATTACGCTATAAATTCCAGATATGGAACATATGGAAGAGAAAGGCTTGATTTAGAGTATAGAAAATGGACTGGAGTATTAGGTCAGGCGTTGATAGACAGAAGTTATGCTAATGGCGATATAAATACTGCCGAAGCTTATGTTGAAAAATATGGTCCTTATATGGATCCGGGCGTAACGAGTGCCTATGCTAAAAATGTTTATGCTCGTAAACAAGAAGAACGGCTGTTTAACATGGGACAGAACCTTTATGCTACTTTTGGTGAGGATGAAGGCGCTGCACGTGATTATATCTTTGGCGATAATTTTAAAACAGAGGTTGATGGTAAGGCGATTGTAAAAGCAGCTAGTGCAGATATAGGTAATAATTATGGTGAGAATACTTGCACTATTAGTATCAATAGATGGTTGAGATCTGCTGGAGCTAAAGAAGGAAATACGTGGGCGCCAACCAATATGGAAGATGCAAAGGACAATGGAGTATTTTTTACCCAACGGAATCAGCTTCGAAATGGTGATATTGTTTATTGGGATTGGGAAGATAATGACGACAGCGATCATGTAGGGGTTTATGATGCTTCTACAGGAAAAGTAATTCAAAGCGGTACGCATGGAGTTGCTGCTTTGGATTTAGATCATTATAAAGTTTTAGGTTTTGCTCATCCTATAAGCGATGCGCCTACGTTGGAAGATAGGCAGAAGGCCTGGAACAATTATGTGCAACAGAAAAATATTAATGATGCCATTAAAGCTAATCAGCAAAATATGATCATAAAAAATATAGAACAAAGATTATGGGACAATTTTAAAACAGGTATTATTGATTCGCAGGATATGAGAAATATGGTTTTTAGTGCTTCTGGTGGAGATGCAGATGTAGAACGGACGCTATTAAAATTCGGTGATGATTTAATAGGCATTCAGACAAAAGCTGCCGCTGCGGTATCTAATAGTGGCATTTATAAATCAATCAAGGATGCAATTACGAATAGCACTGTAACACCAGCCGAAGCAGTATCATTAATCAACCAAAACGCAACAGTCTTGGGTGAAGCAGATAGAAGCAGGTTATTGGCTTTTGCTAGAAATCAAGATCCAAGAAATAAGGATGTTGATAAACGTTTAGCTATTATAATTGATGAAACTATTGATGATAAAGTGGAACGCGGAGATTTGCAGGCTTTTCTGGATAATGCATTGCAAGATATTACTGACCCTGATGCAAGATTTGCGACAGGGAACGAAGTTCTAAAAGAGGCGTTTAAAAATCGTGCTATTTATAAAAGCTTTAACAGTAAGCAACTTGAATGGGGCTCTTTAAAGAGTAGCCTTTCACCTAATCTTTCCCCTTATATAGATATTTATCAAAAACGTAACGGCAATAATATTGATTTGGGAAGTGCAAAAACATTTTTTGGAGCTATAAACCCTAATGATTTATATCAAGTATCGGCATTGAAAAAAGTTGCAGAAGAAAATAGGCCTATGGATATCCAGGAGCTCAATAAGCAGATTGCTGCTATAGCTTTGAGCAATGGTATAGATGCAGCTCCGCATTTACTGGAGATGCCACAGCAGAATGAAACCGCAGTACAGCAAAATGAAAGTGCTCCCTGGTTCAGTGATTGGGGAGCCAGTGAGCGTACTGGTTTAGCGGCAATGAATTTCAGTGATGCTATTGAATCTATCAAACAACGTCACTTAGCGGCATTAAGAGGAGAAATTAACGAGGAGTGGTAATATGGCAAGGTCTGTATTGTACGATGTAGCAGCGGCAGGAAAGTTTATACCAGACGATTTAAAGACTAAAGCATTACAAGGTGCTAATGCAAATAATATATCGCTTCAAATGGCAGCTCGTAATCCTGATTATTATTTACCTAAAAACTTTGATTATGACTGGAATAAATATGAGAAGATCGCACCAAGAACAGCAGAGGCGTTAAAAGACCCTGTGCTTATGAGCATTGCCGGTACTAAAGCTGCAGAATTTTGGGGCGAGCAAGAAAATAACTGGAAAAGTATTACAGCGCTGAAAAATGGTTTTAAGAATGTTGCTCGCAGCGGTTATGGTGCAGTTGCACTGCTTGCTGATTTGGGTGCAGATAAAAAAGATGTTGACTTGACAACGGAATCCAAGGTTTTTAGCGCAGATACAATAGGACGGCTTTTGTATGCTGTCGGTGGAGATAAGCTAAAAACTATTGGTACTGAAGCTAAACGCATTGGTGGCAGTGAAATATTTAAGCCGGAAGAAGTAAAGGCTGAAACTGCGGCAGGCCAGTTTTATTATGACTTACTGCAGAATGCACCACAATTAGCGGCCCAGGTCGGCGTTGCAATCAGTACAGGCGGCTGGAGTGCTGCTGCTTTTATGGGCAGTCAGATTGCAGGCGGCCAATATTTAGATCTTACTGAAGCTGGGGTATCTAATGACAGAGCCAGAGCTGCGGCGTCTTTAAACGCTGTTGCACAGTCTGCTCTTGAAAAAGTGGGCTTGGGCAAAGTCATGGGAGCAGGAGCAAGAGCCGCTAAAATCGCAACTATGGGCGGTAAGGCCAAAGAAGTTTTTAAAACTGCATTGACAGAAGGCATTACTGAATGGATTCAGGAATACCCGGATGCTGCTGCTGAAATATGGGCTAAAAATGCGAATCTTTCCACTCAAGAGCAAATACTTAAATTTTATCAGGAATTTGGAGAAATCACTAAAAGAGGCGCTTATTCCGGTGCTATTGGTGCGGTGTTTGGTGGTCTTGGAGGTTCGGTAAGCATTGCCGTAGACCGTAATGCAAATAGAGTTATGCAGGAGCAGGCTGTACGTACTGCGGAAACGATGAAAAACAGTAAGGACGTAGATATTACCGCCAGCAAACTAGTACTGAACCAAACGACAGAAGAAAAGGCTTATGTAGATGCTGAAACCCTTTTTACATATGCGCAGGCAAATCCTAACCTGGATGTAAAAGATACCTTTGGTATAGAGGTTTCTGAACTGCAGGCGGCTGCTGTTCGTGGTGAGGATATTGAAATGCCAATGGGTACGTATTGTGCGGCAGAGGCTCAAAATCCTGGCTTTTTCCAGGCTGTAAGCAATAACGTAGCTTTTGAACAGGGCGGTTATACAGAAGAACGCGCCAGAAATAAAAAAGCTCTCCAAAGCGCTTATAAAAAAGCGTTGGAGAACGACGAGGAATTTAGAACTGCAGTTGATACTTTTAGAAATGAATTGACCGAAGCGGGACTAAATCAAAAGGAAACAGGTGACGTCCTGGCTATTTTAACCAGCCGTGCTATGATTGCTAATCCTGATGACCCTATGCAGTATTTCAGAGATAACCCTTTAAGCTTCAAACGAGTTGTCAGCACTCCTAATGGCCGGTATATGCAAACTAAAAGTGCTAACGAAAAATTGCTTGAGGATGAAAATAACTTTTCTGGTATCGTAGATGAATATAAAGCTGGGAAAATAAATGATACTAAAACCTATAATGTTATGACGACACCTCTTGCATTGGGACTTGCGGGCGGTAAAATTTTGCCTGTGACTATTGACGGAAGTAAGATTAAACATATTTTTGACGGACATTCTGATGGTATGACACCGGAGCTGTTGAAACAAATTCCTCGCGCAATGGCTGACCCGATGATGGTATTAGATTCTTATTCTGGTCGTAAAATTGTAGTGCTTGATTTAAAGGATAAGCAAGGATCTACCATTATTGTTCCTTTAGAACTTGATGTAGAGCGTAGTTGGTATAAAGTTAATGCAATTACGAGTGCGTACGGTAAAGGCGGAGAAAGTGGTACAGATTATAACTGGTTTATAGAACACAATTTAAAAAAAGGTAGAGTATCATATATAAATAAAGAAAAGACTGCCAAGTGGCTACCTTCTCCTAGCAGCGATTCCGCTAGCAGAATAACCGACCTTGACAGTCTTCTTAATAATAGTATACCAGATGAAAATGCACTCCGCAAGAGACGAGAAGAAATGCAGGGATACTACCAGGCCGAAGGGAAAACTAAAGGCGCTATCACCTGGGACGAAGAAGGCAAAGCAATTATCAGCCTGTTTGAAGGTGCTGATATGAGCACTGTTATTCATGAAGCTGTCGGACATTACTTTATTGAGAATCTCATGCGTGAAGGGGCACTCCCTAATGCTACAGAGCAGATGAAAAAAGACCGTCAGACTATGCTTGATTATGCCGGTGTCACTAAAGACTGGGATAGCTTGTCGCAGGAAGAAAAAACAGCAGCACATGAACGCTGGGCAGAGGCCGCAGAAACTTATATGCTTGAAGGCAAGGCGCCCTCAAAAGAGCTGCAGCCGGTATTTAACAGGTTCAAAAAATGGCTGCTTGCTGTTTATAACGCCGTTTTTTCGGATAAGCGCAGTAAAAATGCTGTTCCAATCAACGATGAAGTAAGGCAGGTTTTTGACAGGATGCTGGCAAGTGAAGAGCAAATATCAGAAATGGAGCGTATTGACGGTTATTTTTCTGCTTTGCCAGATGTTGTATTAGATGCACTTTCAGAACCACGTAAGCAAATGCTGCGTAATTTTGCTGCTAAAGCTCACGATAAGGCAGTACAGTTATTAACAAAAGAAAGCCTTGTTAATTTCAATCAGGAGCGTAAAGACCGAATTCAAAAATATCGTGAAGATGTAGAGCCGCAGGTCAAAGAAGCGATTGCAAAACAGCCGTTATATATGGCTTCGGAGCAAATACTTGATATTGCATCTGATTTAAAAACAGCTAAGGGCGTAGCTAACAGATATTTAGAAGGCAATTTTGATGAAAGTAAAATGGCAACTTTTGATATGATTGCTGAAGCTAATGGTTTTACTTCCGGTGACGAGCTGGCTAAAACGATTATGTCAGAACCATCTTTTAATGGTGCGGTTAACAGACATATTGATGAAATGGTGCAAGACGCCTTCCCTGATATTTACAAAGAGAGAGGGCTTGCTGAAGAAGCTGCACGTGATGCTATGTATAATGACGAGAGCGGTCTTTTGATAAATACAGAAGCACAGCTTATTGAGGATAAAGCACAAGGCTTGTTAAAGGGTCAGCGTGATGCTGAAACTCTTAGAAAACTTGCTGTTGCACGCAGGCAAACAGCTAAAATCCAGGCACAGATGGACCTGCAGAATAGAGTAAAATTAAAGGAGGCTTTGAATACCCAAAAGTATATTACTGCCGAAAGAAACGCTGCGGCTAAAGCTGCTGTGGCATTGGAAAATGATGATTATTCTGCTGCGGTCCGATATAAAAACGTCCAGGCGTTTAATCATGCTTGTGTAGTTGAAAGCGTAAGACTGCATAATCAGTATGCTAAGTGGCAGAATTATTTCAGGAAGCAGGCTAAAGCTAAAAGGGAAACGTGGGGTAATGAAAGAAACTTTATTCAAGCAGCAGCAATTATGGAAAGGTTCGGTTATAAGCGTAAAGATTATTCTGATTTTGAAAAGACAGAAACTTTATCAGACTATCTGAATGATATGGATGATCTTTATGACAATGTTGCAGTTGCCGATTGGATAATGGATGAGGATGTTAGCATTACAAATCCTCGTGAACGTATGACGGCAAGCCAGCTTGAAGATGTAGTAAATGCGCTTAAAAATATCAAAGCGATCGCTAAACAGGAAATGAGTATCAATGCTTTACAGAAAGGTGCTACCTATGCTGAATTTAAAGCTGAAGCACAGGAAACACTTAATAAGCTGAAAACTATCTGGAAACCGCAGGTTGGCGTTGCACAGCAGCCTACAGTAATGGAGAAGCTAAAAGCATCTTTACGCAGTACGGACAATCTTTTTGAAATGATGGATGACTGGCAGTATGGATTTTTCAGCAAACATTTTGGTGCAGCTATTCGAGAAGCGGCCGATAATGAAACAAGAAAAATTTTAGAATATGAGGAAAAAACAGCGCAGGCTTACAGGGAATGGCTGCCGGATAAAGCTGCAGAAAAGGCGGCCGATTATCAGGAAAAATATGACGAGCTAGGTACTTCTGTAGATAAGCACGTTTTAGTAAAAATGCTTATGAATTTAGGAAACGAGAGCAGTGCCAGAGTGTTGTGCAGCACTAGACCGGTAGGCTTTGAAAGTTCTGCCTTGTGGGTAGATGGCGATATCGTACAGACTAAAATCAATTTGATTGACTTCTTAGGGAGTAATCTTACTGAAGCGGATATAAAATATGCACAGGATAAGATAGACATTGCAGAGATGTACTGGTCTGAAATGGAAGCTCTTGAAACTCGTTGGACAGGTTTTAGTCCTAAGAAAGTAGAAGCGTCGCCTGTAGAGTTGACGTTATCAGATGGCAAGACTGTTGTTATGCGTGGCGGTTATTTCCCACTGATGCGTGACGGTGATACTGGATCTAAACACGCTGGGCAAGAAGTTATTTCTGATACTGACCCCAGACAAGGCCGCAATATTAGAACAATGAGCACCAGACGAGGCCATTTAAAAGAACGTGTTAAGGCTAAATATCCTGTTAATCTAAAACGTGGAGCAGAGTTTAATGTTGCTATGGATGCGATACATGATCTGTGTTTCCGTGAGGTTATGGGCGATTTCCGCAAAATTATGAACGATCAGGAAATGTATACTCTGATTAAAGAAAAATTAGGCCTGGCCGATTTCTCCGCCTTTAAAGAATATCTTGAACGTGCGGCAAATCCTCAAGGTACTAACAGCGGTTCTGTTGGTGAAAGCTGGATGGGCAGTGTTGCTAATTGGCTTAGGGCTCGTACTGTAAATGCTGCTATTATGCTTAACCTTAAAACTGCCGTTCAGAACTTGGGTAATCCCTTGCTTTATGGTAATGCTGTAGATGGTTTTGGATATAGTGATGTCGTTGCCGCTGTGAGTAATTACAGTATGAATATGCAGCTTGCAGAGGGATATAAATCGGCGAAGGAATTTGTTTACAGCAAAGCCCCTTGGATGAAAGAAAGGTCTGTGCTTCCTGATATTTCCCTGCGGGATATGAAAGAAATGGAAAGCCTGAATCCTATAGAAAAGAAAGCTGTTGAATTTGGCACAAGATTGCTGGTTGCTACTGATAATCTTTCTGCTATTCCGGTATGGATGCAGGCGTATGGCAAAAAAATAAGGGCTGGTGCAGGCGAAGCAGAAGCTGTGGACTTTGCCAATACGGTTATTAGACGTACACTTGGCAGCAGCAGAGTTACGGAGGTTGCACCGCTTTTGCGTGGCGGACCTATGCTTAAACTGTTTACTACCTTCCAAGGCTTCTTCAATACACAATATAATCAGTGGGCCAGAGAGTACAATATCTTCTTAAAAGAAAAAGACATAATGCGTCTTACTTCGTTTGTGGGAGCTAAGTTTGTAATGTTTGCTTTTATAAACTTGATGTTGTCGGCCGAAGATCCATTTGAAGAAGATAAGGATGAATATCAAAAGATATCAAAAGAACTGCTTACTTACCCTATGAGTTTAGCCGGACCGGTTGGACAGGTTGGTAATGCTATCTGGAGCAGGGCTTTAGGCATGCAGACTTACGGGTATAGAATGACTGCAGTACAAGGCACGATAGAGCAAATGGAACGTGCTGCCGGTAAGGTACAAAAGGTTTACCAGGGCAAAGCAGATTATGACGAATTGGTTGAGCCTACTGCAACATTTGTTGGAACAGCATTAGGCGTGCCTGCACAGTTAAACAAATTATTCTTTAACGGATATGATATCTTGTTCAACGGTATGGAGCCGGAAGTTGGCGACATCTTTAGACGTCGACCGAAAAAAGAACGGTAAAATAAAAATACCCCCTCAAATTTGAGGGGGTTATATTTTCGCTTCTTTGTCATTAGAAGCTTCAAAATATTTAAAATCATCATCTAAAAAGGCTTTGTATAAATTTCTATCCCAAGATTCAACTAATAGGTCAAATGGCGAACTGCCAAAGTTTTTGGTTATTACTGGTGGTCTTGAGATAAACATAATTGAAAAATGAGTATTATTTATATCCAAAGAAAAAGTTTTAAGGAATTGGTTTGAGGTATTTTGACCTTTTCCATATATTTTGCTGATTTCTTTTTTTATTTTTTCAAATTTTTCTAATCCATCTTTTTCGTCTTTTACATCCAATCTGGCTGTTATCTTATACAATTTATTATCCAAAAAAGAGAGCTCTAATAAAGGCGCATCGTATATCAACGGTATATTATAATAAGAATTTGCATTTGTTTGAAACAAATAACTTTTATGTTTTGGAGATTTTATAAGACTGTTGGGATATTCATCATAATATATTAGGGTGGGTAAAGTTTTAATTTTTTCTAATGAATCACCAAAATTTAAGCTTTCAAACTTAGATGTGCTATATGGATCAACAACAAGAGTCGAGGGAGTGTGTATATTACTCTGAGGTATATGATG